GGGCTGAGCGGCGGGAGGGGTAGCAGGCGCACCGGCTCCGGCAACCGCAGAGGCTCTCGCCTCGTTCTCGAGCTGAGATACCAGGTCGGGATATTCGGCCCTCAGCTCATCAAGGGTTTTTGCCATGGGGTTTCCTCCTTCGTTGCCGGTGGTGGCCGGCGTAGTTTTTATTCCTTCCGCCGAGGCGGGAGAAAACAACGGGATGGGAATGCTTGCCGGGAGCGGTCGGCCCGGGGTGGCCCAGACCGGCTGTCCGCAGTAGTAGATGGTGCGGCGGTCCGCACTGGCGGCGATATCCGGGACATCACCGTCAAGCAGTTCGTCGGCAAAGCCTTTGTCCACCGCCTCCTGGCCGGTCATGTAGGTTTCGTTCCCCATCATGGTCAGCAAGTCGGCCTCGCTCATGCCAGTCTTGGCGTGGTAGATAGCCGCCTGAGCGCGGTCGATGGTGTCGTTGCGCTCCGCCAGCTTCCTCAACTCGTCGGCGTTCATGGCGTCCCAGTTGAAGGACCAGCACTTGTGGATCATCACAAGGCTGGCCGGGTTCACCTTGACCGTCTTGGCGGCGCACATAATGAGAGAGCCGCCCGACATGGCGATACCGTCAACAATGACGGTGATCTCTGCGGACAGCTCTTTCAAGCGGTTGTGGATGGTGATGGCGTCGTAGGCGTTCCCGCCTGCGCTGTGGATGCGGACGGTGAGTTTGGACACGTCCGCAAGGCTTTTCAGGTCCTTCAGAAACTCGCTGAGGATGATGTAGTTGCCCTCACTGGGCTTGCCGGTGCTCCAGTCATACGGTCGGCGCTGTACGATGTCTCCGTACAGCGTGATTTCCGCCTCCGTGTCGCTGATGCGCTCCATGCAGTAGGGGGCACTGGGGGCGGTTATAACCGGCTCGGAAGCCCTTGTTTTGGGGGTCCGCATAAAGTTAAACGGGTTCATTTGTCGTCTCCTTCCTGGCCGTCCTCGTCCCCGTCCGTGTCGTTGTTTCCCTGGGGGCTTACCGGCGCATTGGTGGTGCCTTTGACCTCGCCCAAGCGTTTCTGCTCCCGCTCCAGCTGGTCCATGTTCTCCTCCCAGTCGCCGCCGTCAAGCTCGACGGTGGCCTGCTCGTGGGTCTTAAAGCCCTCGTGGACGGCCTCGATAGCCGCCTTGACCTCCTTGCTCGGGTCGATCTGGCTCTGGGCGGGGCCGATCCACTTTGCGCCGCAGTACGCCGCCCGGACGAGAGGGTCAGCAAAAAAGCCCGGGGCGCTGATGCGTCCTCGGGCCACGGCCTCGGCCAGCCAGACCTCATAGACCGGCTGGCACAGGCTGTCCACGAGCCAGGTCCGCTTCTTTCGGAAAAAGCGGTATGCCTCCAGGAGAGCGCCCCGGCTGGCGGAATAGCTGGAATTGAACTCTTTGAGCAGAACGTCCCGGGGGATCTCCAGGGCGGCGCCTATCTGCGTGGCCACGGATTTGACGAAGGCGTCAAAGCCGTTCGTGGGGATGTTGGGGTTGCCGAAGTTGACCTTTTCTCCCGGCTTCAGGTGAATGACCTGTCCGGCTCCCATCTCGTACTCGTTGGGATCGTGGCTGACTTCCGAATCCCCGCGCTCCTCGCTCCCCACCTCGTTGGTCGGGAACAGGGACGGGTCCGTCTCCGTCTCGATCCAGGCCGTGAAGAACGACTGCACCAGCGCCGCCATCAGCTCGGACTCCGTGTAACGGCGGATCTGCAGCAGCTGTTCGATGATAGGGGCGAGGAACGTCACGCCGCGGTACTGGCCGATGCGCTCCGGGTCCACGATGTGCAGCACGTTCGGCAGGCCGGTCCGCTTGCCGTAGGCCTCCACCCGCACCCACTCCCGGGGCCGTCCGATCTGGGTCAGCTCGAACGGATAGCGGTTGCAGATGTGATAGGCGACGATGGCCGTGGTGTTCCTGTCCACCTCCACGCCGTCGTAGATGTAGTTGCCGTTGGGGGCAGTGCCCTCCGTGATGGTCCCGGGCATGACGCCCATGGTGTCAGGGGTAGACACCAGGTCCGCCTCCACCAGCTTCACCCGCAGGCCGTAGGGGGAGATAGGGGTCACTCCCACATGGGGGAGCAGGGCCACGCAGTCGCCGGACATGAGCGCGGACGCAAGGGCCAGCTGCTGGATGCCGTTGAAGTTGCACATCCCCGTGGCGTCGCAGTTCTGCTTTTTGTCGGACCACAGCCTCCACTCGGCCTCGGTGGTCCTCTGCCACGCCCGGGCCTGCTCCGGCGTCATGCCCAGGACTTCCTGGTCTACATGGCATTTGAGCTTGAGGCCGATGCCCACGACGTTGGTGCAGGTGGTGCGGATGGCGCTCGTGGCGATAGGCGAGGCCATGTAGAGCATCCTGCCCCTCTGCCGCAGGGTGAAGTTGTGCATATCGATGTCGTCCCTGGGGCTGCCGGACCGGGCGATAAAGGCCGCGAGTGCCCGCCGGACGTAGCTTGCGCCGGCGTCGCCGTAGCCCATGGCCTGGGGGTCTGCTTTGGTCGTGCGGATCTCCGTGTTGTCCACCTCCTTGGATAGATTTTTGAGGGCGCCCGGCGGGGTGAAAGGAACAAAGCCCCCGCAGGGTGCCCGGTAAAGCCCCGTCCGGAGCTGTTACCCGTAGTTACCAGTCCCGGGGGACTACCCCCACGGACCGGCGGGGCCGCCGGCCGTCGGCCAGGGCCTCCAGCTCGGCGATTTCATCCTCCAGCCGCTTGATCATGGCCTGGAGGTCGTCAAGGTCCGTGCTGTACCTCTGCAGGTTCCGGGAGCCGATGCCGTAGCTCTGCACCGCGTCCGGGGAGAGCATATATTTCTCACGCTCCAGGTACATCTGCAGGCGCTCCCGCTTCATGTTCAGCTTTACGGTGATCTCTGTCCTGGTCATTCCGGCACCTCCTTACCACTCGTTGAAGTATCTGTCTATGCCTCCGGTCTTCCGCTTGGGCTGGGGCTGTGCGGCCTGGCGCTTGGGAGGCGGCTTTTTGCCACCATCGGCCAGGGCGCTCAGGCGCCGCGCGATTGCATCCAGGTCCGCCCCGGTCGCCTTGAAGGCGGCGTTGGCGTAGTTCCGGCAGTCGAGGGCCTCGTTCCGCTCGTGTCCGGGGATCTTCTCCCACACCCACGGATTTTGGCGCCCCTGTTTATAGACCAGGCGCTCAGACAGCAGGCCGGTGAAGAACTCCGGGCCGTAGCCGAGGTCCTGGTTCTTGGGGAAGTGATAGTATTTCGCCCCGGGCTCCCGGACACGCAGGGAATCCATGATGGATTGCTTGCCGGAGTCCACGCCCAGGGTGTATAGCCAGCACTGGCCGATATACCGGCCCTTGATGACGATGTTGGTCTTTTTGGGCGGCGACGTGTAGGGGACGCCCTCACCGCCGCGGCCTTTGATGGCGAACACCTTGCGGTACATCCTGTCCCGGCAGGCGGAATAGACGTCCTGGGTGTAGTGACCGCCGCTGTCAACGAAGGTCGTGGAGATTTTCAGCTTCACGCCGTTGGCAAAGCTGTACTGATGGTCCACGATGTCGTCCAGGGCCTGCCACACATCGGCGGTATCCGGCCGGCCCATGATGACGCCGCGCTTGATGCCCCACTTTTCACCCCACCGGCCGTGCCCCACAACCTCGTATTCCAGGCGGTCATCCTGGGTGTCCACGCCGCAGGTCAGCACCAGAACGCCGTCCGGGAGCTCTGCGTCGTAGGTTTCCCGCCGTCCCATGATGGTTTCCTCGTCCTCCAGGTCGCCACGGTCTTCCCACAGCTCCCCGAACTTGGTGTTGTAGACCACCTGCAGCTTCTCCGAATTGCCCAGGGCCTCCAGATAGGCCAGGATAAGCGAGGCCCAGGACGCCCAGGGGGAGGAAAAGGCGTTCAGCCAGAAAGAGCGCACCCCGTTGGCGTAGGCGGCCGGGTTGGCCGCTACCCACTTGGCGGGCTGCGCTTTCATTTCCCTCTCGGAGTGCGGTGTCTCGCAGGAGGGGCAGACCCAGGACACGCTCCTGACGGTGTAGTGCTTCTTGCCCCGGATTTCGGTGGTGTCGTACTCAAAGCGGATGTCGTTGAACACGATATCGTGGTACTCGCCGCACTCCGGGCATCGGTGGTGCCACCGCTCCTGGGTGCCGGTGCTGAACAGGTCGGCAATGGCGCTGTACCCCTTGATGGTGGGGGTGGACACGGCCAGGGACTTGGCATTGTAGAACGTCGTTTGACGGGCTTTTGCCAGCTCCCAGGGACTGCCCTCCTTGCCGGCGCTCCCGGCCCAGCGGTCCAGCTCGTCTCCAATGACATAGCGGACGGGCGTGGAGGCGAGGGCCGACGCGCTGTTGGAGCCGCAGATGGTCAGCATTCCGCCCGGAAAGGACTTTTGGAGAATCGTGTTGTTGCTGTCCCGGGACTTCGGGTCCGCCACCTTGGAGCGCAGGGTGCGGCAATCCCTCACCATGGGGGCGATGCGGAGCTTGGAGAACTTCTTGGCGTCGTCAATGGTGGGCTGGATGTAGAGAATGCTGCCGGGGTCCTGGTCGATGATGTAGCCGATGGAGTTCAGCTCGAACTCGGACTTGCCTACCTGGGACGACGCCACCATGACCAGGAGCTTCACCTTTGGGTCGGTGACAGCATCCATCGGCTCTTTCAGGTAGGGCGTCCGGGAGGTGCGCCACGGGCCAGGCTCGGCGGAGCTCTCTGGGGAGAGGCGGCGCTTTTTGTCGGCCCACTGCGTGACGGTGATGTCCTCGGGCGGAGTGAACGAGGCGATGGTCCCGGAAATGGCCGCATTCAGCTTCTCTGCCTCGCTACTGTATGTCCTCATCCGTGTCCGTCCATTTCTGCCGCTCGTTCACCAGCTTTTCATAGGCGGCCGGGTCGTACTTGAAGTTGGACAGCTCATCCAGTACGGCGTTGACCTCCCGGCGTATCAGCACGGAGGCCTCGGCGGCGTCGCTGACACCGGCCACGTCCACGGCTAGACGGCCGGGCAGGGCCACGAGCATCCCCCGGATGGTGAACACCAGCTGCTGGGTCATGGCTTCCACGTCCTCGGAGCGGTGCATTTTCCCCTGGAGCTCGGCCAGCTCCAGCTCGGCGTAGTCTGCCCGGGCCTCCTTGATGCGGACCTCGGCGGCAAGTTTCTGCTGCTCCTTCTCGGCCGCGGCATCGTCCTTGTCGCTCCGCCCCGCCGCTTTCTCCCGCAGGTACTTGACATAGGCGCGGGTGGCCTCGACCACGTTATAC